CAAACAGTTAGAGTGGGCACGAGCAGGTGTAGGTGGTTGGGTACATGATGAGGAAGAAAAAACTGTTCCGACGGTGGCCGCGACTAAAGAACCACCGGCCGAGTCGCCACCTCAAACTGAACCTGAATCCATAGCCAACGATGATACCGCGGCTATGAATATTGTAGCCGAACCTGCGGGTGTGGAAATCAGACCATTCACGGATGAAGAAATGGCAGCATTGAATCAACACGAAATCAAGTCCCAAGAAGAATTTTTTGATCGAGCTCAGTATGCTGCACTAACTGCGGATATAATGGACGAGCAACGCAGAGCCGAAGAAGCCAATACTGTGATAGCTGAGATAGAACAGCCAGAACCAGACCTTGATATACCAGTTTTAGAAAATGAAGAAATGTGGGCACAACGTGTTATCGATGAGCAACCCAAGTACGAACAGGATGATGGCCCGTTAACACAAACACAAATTGAACAAATTAAATCATCTGTAGAGGAAGAACAAACAGGTTCCACAACCACTGCGACAGCGGAACCGCCAGCAGAGTCGCCACCTAAGGCGGATGAATTTAATACCCCTGTGCGTCGCGGCGCAGACTACGCTGTTAGATATAAAGGTAAAGTTTACAACCTAGATGCGTTTAATAAACTGTATCCTGGCATGGCCATACAGGCTGACAATGATAAACTTGAAGCTGCTAGCCAATGCGGCTTTGGCGAAAGATTTCCAGATGATCCGCTGAAAGGCGACATGTTCATTAGAACCGATTACCTACCAGACCGTTTGTTCAAATGGAATGGAACCAAATGGATCGAAGTAGACAAAAATTCCACAGACAGCTACACTTACAATCAAGCTTATATACAATACCTAATTCAAAAACTTGAGGCCGGTGAATACGAAATTGAGGATTTGAGTGATGCAGAGCAATCTCAAGTTGAACAACAAATTGAAGAAATATTAAAAGGCAAACGTGTATAGTAATTTTATAACTCCACCAGATTTTGTAGAAGATCAATTTCATACTGTAACAGTAGTTAATGCCTCCACTGAAGAAGTCGAATTGCTAGGACGCATGTGTAAAGGCAGCGATGATCAATTTAACTTGTACTTGTATCGCTCAGAAATGAATGATTATGTGTGGTTAAGAAAAGCAGTCGAAATAAGCGATGCAATTATTGTTAATACAAGCATAACTGATAATATCTTAGAAGAGTTGCTTTTACTAGATAAAACATACTACTATGGCGGAAAAAGTTTTTTAGTCAAAGCAAATAAAGTGGATAATGTTTTTCACTATTTTGCTATTAGATATCATCAACAAAATAAATAACTTATGTTTGATAAATCCAATAAAGTTAACGGTAATCGAGTACTAGTTGTCAATGATAACGTAGAAAAAGCTCTACGCAAATTCAAAAAGAAAGTAAACGATAGTGGACTTTTGCAGGAATTACGCGAGCGCGAATTCTACGAAAAGCCTACTACAGCACGTAAAAAAGCCAAAAGCTCTGCTCGTCGTCGCTGGTTAAAAAAACTTTCTGATGAACAGCTACCAAAAAAACTATTTTAATGTACATAGAATTCCGTTTGCCATCGGGTGCAGGCGGAGCAGCAGCCGGCACAGCTTTGACTCATATCAATATTGACATTGATACATGGGTAAGGAAGCATGAAATTGCTTGGCATAAAACCAAGTTAAACAAATACAGATACAGATTGTGTCTATCCGGAGACAAAGAATACACATTATTTGCACTCACTTGGGAACCAAAATATTCTGCTTCAACATATTTTAATTTTGTTAATCCAAAATAATTGCAAAAAATCACTAAATCGTGTATAAATATACATGTAGCGCCAATAGGGCTACACAGTCATACTTGCTTATTTGAAAGGAGAAAATTATGACACAATTCAGTATCAACACTCTTGACCTCCCACAACTATCTGCACAAATCCATCGCCATGCAATTGGCTTTGATCGTTTGTTTGATGAACTAGGCCGCACTTGGGCCAACAGCGCAAAAGCAGAAAACTATCCCCCATACAATATCATCAAAGTTGATGAAAACAATTGGGCTATTCAAGTTGCCGTTGCAGGCTTTGGGGAAGATGAACTAGACATTGAACGCAAGGACAATGTACTACACATCAAAGGTGAGCGCAAGGTAAAAGACGAGCAAGAATATGTACATCGTGGTATTAGTGCTCGTGCGTTTAATCGCTCGTTTACACTCAACGAAAATGTAGAAGTAAAAGGTGCCACTGTAATCAACGGCATTCTTGCAATCAGTCTTGAGCATATTGTTCCTGAAGAACAAAAACCCAAGAAGATTGCTATTACTTTCACTAAGTAATATAGTGTAATAACAGTAGGAGCATCTTGCTCCTACTGAAACTTAAATGAGATTATGAGTAAAACTGATACCATCAATAAACCCAAGATAGCAACAAAGCAATCAGTTCAACCTCCGAGTCTGTTCAATGTTATCTACATGAATGATAATGTTACAACTATGGAATTTGTTATTGAAAGTTTGAAAGCAATTTTCCATCATGATGAAAACACTGCCTATGAATTAACTAAAAAAATTCATGAAGATGGTAGTAGTGTAGTTAAAACTTTGCCGTACGAAATTGCCGAACAAAAAGGTGTAGAAGCTACACTGTTGGCAAGAACAAACGGGTTCCCACTTAACGTAAAACTAGAACCAGCTAACTAATGATATTCAATAAAATTAGAGACCTTAAGGACAAAGGACTTAAGATTGGAATCACCTTCTCCACTTTTGATTTATTTCACGCCGGACATGTGGCAATGCTGGCAGAGGCTAAGAATCACTGCGATTATCTTATTGCCGGACTTCAAACAGACCCCACAATTGATCGTCCAGATACAAAAAACAAACCGGTCCAATCAATTGTGGAAAGACAGATTCAATTGGCAGCGTGTCGCTATGTGGATGAAGTGGTTGTGTATCAGACCGAACAAGATCTGATTGACATTATCTTGACATTGCCCATTGATGTGCGTATACTAGGAGAAGAATACGCCGACAAAGACTTTACTGGTATGGAAGAAGGTTATAATAGAAAAATTGAATTGGTGTTTAACCGAAGAGATCATTCGTTTAGTTCAAGCAGTCTGCGTCGTCGGGTGGCAGCATCCGAGGCAGACAAAGCACTTAGGAGTCAATGATGGATGTAATGTTAGATATAGAAACACTAAGTACCAGACCTTGGTCAGTAATTCTTACCTTAGGCGCAGTTAAATTCAGTCCATGGGATGAGGATGTTGATACAGAATCTGGATTATATATTCGTCCCGATGTTGATGAACAACTAGCCTTAGATAGACATGTGCAGGACGAAACTGTTGCTTGGTGGGGCACTCAACCTGAAGATGTTAGAGAAGAAGCACTAGGCACTAGTGGTCGTATTAGTGTTAACGAAATGTTAGATCAATTGAATAGATTTCTAGTTGGTGCAGATAATATTTGGTGTCAAGGTCCGGCATTTGATATTGTAATCTTAGAAGATTTATATAGACAAATGGGACGCCCAACTCCGTGGCAGTTCTGGCAAATTAGAGATAGCCGTACCCTGTTTAGTGTACACGGTGATCCAAGAGAAAAAGGTCGGCATGGTGCTCACAATGCATTGATTGATTGTTATTATCAAGCCAGGGCAGTGCAACAGATATACAAAAATGTTGGAATCAAAAAACGCACATACGAAAGCAAATAATGGATATAATTTTTTCAAGACAAACAGCCGAAGAACTGTCAGAAAGATATGTAGTTCTTGAATTAGAACCACATGTAGTACAAGATAATATATTAGAAACTTTTTGTGTAGTACCTACTGAAAAAATTCCTTTAACAGAAATAACAATGCTTGATCATTGGAAAAAACTACACAAAGAGTTCGTTCAAGCCAATAAGGATAAAAACGGAAAACTTTGTTGTGATTTAGCAGAATATTTAAAAGGCAAGTTTGGTGGTGATCTAGATGAATTTTATGATATAGTTTGTTCAAGATTTGATCTAGTACAAGAATAACTACACTTAATTTTTTCCAAAAGCTCCTTAAATAAAATAAAGGAGCTTTTTTCTTCTATACAAATTTTCAATCACAGCTCCTCAATAAAAAGAGGCTGAAAGCCCAGGAGCAAAAATGAAAAAAGTATTACTTGCAGTTGCAATTTTAACATCGACTGCTGCTTATGCAGTTGACCCTATTATCACAGATTCTACTTCACGAAGTGTTACAGAATCAACATCTACAACCACAGTTAAATCTCCACCACCTACAGCAGTAGCACCTGCTATTACCACACTCAACAATGACCTTTGTGCAGTTGCAGCTAGTGGTGCTGTACAAACACAAATTTTTGGTATCTCTGTTGGTAAAACATTTGTAGATAAAAACTGTGAACGTCTAAAATTATCCAAAACACTATTTGACATGGGCATGAAAGTAGCAGC